TATTGATGGCAAAGTTGCTAATTGTAAAAAACGATTAGTGGCTGAATGGCTACCGAAACTATATGCTGATGATTCAGTCAGTTCAATACCAGCATCGGAAGATGAAATAGTGGCGTTGGTAGTTGCACGAAGTGATTACAAAGACCGTGCCGCACGTGATGCCGAAGAATAATTAACTAAACAAGGAGTCAATAATGGCTAAAGATAAAAAAGAAAAGCCAGTTTTGAACTTAGATGACAAAGAGTATGTTATTGAGGACATGACTGACGAACAGAAAATGATGGTAAATCACATTAATGATTTACAGAACAAACAGAATACGAATCAGTTTATGGCTGACCAGCTTTCTGTTGGAAAAGAAGCATTCATTAATATGCTACGTGCATCTCTTGAACCTGAAGTAATTGAGGCTGAAATAGACGAATGAAGATAAGCAAGTATTTCTCATGGGTTAATTCTAAGTTAAATGTCTGGAGTTTCTGGCATCTCTTAGGTGGACTATTCTTAACAAAGGTATTCTACTGGTTTGGATTTGCAGGCTTACAGAATATTGGATTAGTGTTTGCTATGGCAATCCTATGGGAAATCATTGAATATTATGTGGAAAATTGGAAGCCTTATGGCTCTGTGAGAGCATGGGCTGAAGATTCATTCCTTGATATATTCATTGCTACTGCTTGTGCATGGTGGGTGATGTTATGATAGTAAGAAGGTGCAGTCAGGGTCATCGAGTTAGGATTCATAGAAATACAACTCCCGGTGCTACTCGCACAAAAACTTATGCAGATGGGTCTACAGAGACTCTGACTTATCCTTCATCTTATGCGTACTTTGTTGATGTAGATGGTGACATAAAGAAAAGAAGCAACAGCTTTAAAGTAATTGAAGAGTTTTATGTTGATGAATGTTCTAAGAAGCATGGTGATGGGCATGGAAGATTATTAGTAGGAGGACATCATATAATTAATGGTGTTGCTACTACACAAGCAGATTATCCTACAGATGCAAATACTAAAGCAGAAATAAAAAACTTTTATGATAAGCGTGGCATTTCTTATGGTTCTAGCGAAACAAAAGCAAAGCTTCTTTCAAGAATAAGATATCAATATGACGGAGAAGGTCGTGCGGTATCAAAACATATGGGTATATAAATGGCTAAAGGAATTAGAAAATACACTGCTGCAGAAGCTACATCATTAGCTATAGGTCAATTAGGCTTTGATCTTATAGCGGAGCATGATACAAATTATTCTAGTCCAGACTCAGGTTCTTGGGTTGCTATTCAAGCACTTGGTAAAGACAGCAGCGGAACATCAGAGTTTTTAAAGTTGAAAGCGACCTGCAATATAGGAGACGGTCTTAATAGTGCGTTTTTTTATTTAATTCCGGGTGAGATACTTTATGGTAACTTTGCCACTATACTTAATCATACAGACTCTACAGCAACATGCATAGCCTACAGAGGATAAGAAGGACCAGCAGGATTAAGCGTAAACTAAGATCAATGAACAACAAACTAAACATACCAGAAAAACAAAATATTTTTAAGAGAGTTTTTAATTGGTTTAAATTAAGGATATTCAAAAAATGAATTACACAGATTGCGTTTCTACAAGCTATACAATCCCTGTAAATTATGTTTTTATAGGTACCGTAGTCACGAAGTAGCATGCCTGATGGGGAGCCTAAAACCGCTAGAAGTTATCGGGGGACTGTGGTTGACGATAATGCTATTGTCTCTATTAACCTTAAATGGTTGGGTCAACTACTTGTACTTGTTGGGATGCTCGTTTATGGTTATTGGCGTATTGAGTCTCGATTGGGAAATCTTGAAGAATCGATGGTCACGGCTGATGTTAAGATTGGGGACTTACTTGGTAAACATATCGTGGAAGAGACTTTACAGAGAGAACAATTAGAAGATAAAGTTAATTTCTATGAAAAAGAATTTAATATCAATCCACTTAGTTGGGGTAAGCGAAAGAGAAAATAATGGAAGAATTTTTAGCACTGTATTCAGAAGCTGGCATGATTGGCGTTGTTGGAGCAATGTTTGTATTTATGGTTTACCAAAATGCTAAAAGATCAGAAGAACAAGCTAAGGCAATAAACGATTTACAAATTGAGAATAAAGGTCAGTCTGAAACATTGGAAAATATGGAAGGCATGATCATTAAATTAATTGAAAGATGGAATAGGTCCGACGAAACTAGAGACAGAAGACACGATGATACAGTTAAAGAGATTAACGACATGTCTGATGTATTAATGGAAATTAAAGGTTCTGTATCAAGGATAAATGGTAAATGATATGGATTACGAAAGCATAGATAAACATCGAGAGCACGTTATTCGTTTGCTGACAAAGTTAAATGAAAGACAGATAACAATTTTTAAGCACATTGAAAGAATTGATAAGCATCTTGATAGAGTTAATGGCAAGGTATCTGAACATGAAAGAAGCTTAGTCGAAATAAGAACATGGGGTGGGGTAGCAATGTTTGCTATTCCTATAATCGTAAACCTAATAATGAAGGTAATGTAATGGATATTAAATCAATAGTCCTCAGTGAGCTAACAAAACAAGTCGAAGCAACTGTCCCACAGCTACAAAGTGGAATAGAAAGCTTTATCATTGAAAAAATTCAATCAGATGAATTTGAAAAAGAATGGGCAACCGCCATTAACGACAAAGTTAATTTGCCAATTTTAAATGAAGAACAAGAACAGAAAGTTTTTGAAGAATTGGTTGATAAAGGAACAGACCTCGTTGCCGTTGTTTTATCAAGGCTATTAAAAGGGAAATAGTGTGCCCAAATTCGGCAAAAGATCAAAAGAACGCCTTAGAGGTGTTGATGCAAAGCTTGTTAATGTTCTTAACGAAGTTGTCAAGTATTTCGATATTAGTGTCATAGAAGGCTTACGTTCTCAGAAGCGTCAAGATGAGCTTGTAGCTGAAGGCAAGTCCAAGACAAAGTTCGGAAAGCATGTTTTAGGTAAGGCTGTAGATATAGCTCCCTATCCTATTGACTGGCAAGCACGTGATGACTTTCATTTATTAGGTGGATTTGTATTAGGCATAGCTTCTCAGATGGGAGTAAATGTTCGCTGGGGTGGGGATTGGTCGGCATCTAGCTTATATAAAGGTAAACGAACAACTAAAGATAATTCGTTTGACGATCTTGTCCATTTTGAATTAAAAGAATAAGATCATGCCAAAGCAGATATTTCAAGTTAAAGATTTTAGTGGCGGTCTTAACACCTTGCAATCTGGCGTTGATATTAACGATAATCAAGTACGTCAGGCTAAGAATGTCATGTTTAATATACGTGGCATTATACAGTCAGCTTACAATATGGCTAACACCACTGAAGTCGGACCTAATGGTGACGGCAATCTTTTAACTCGCTCCACCTATAGCAATTCAAATGTAAGCTCAACTACATCTGGAGAGTCTGTTCAGCCCGGGTATGGTCTTGGTTATTTTGAAACCGACTATCAAACAGTTGTAGGCAATACACGTGTTATTGCTGGTGACCATACTGGATTAACCAGAGAAGGTTTATGGTATGTTTCAAGTGGGGATAATCATTATATACTTTGGTTTAGTGCTATTACTACAGATGGTAATTTAGCCCAATATTTTCCAGTTGGCTCTTCGATTTCCATTACTGGACTATCTGGAGGAACAGGTGGATTAGCTACTGCAGATAAAGAAGGCATATTCACAGTAGTATCTCATAAGTCAACTAGTGGATCATACTTTACTTTTAACGCAGTCCAACTAAATCGCCCATTACTCAGTGGTAATGAAACGTATTTTGCCGCTACAATTAAAGGATATCCGTCTGGTGATCAAATAATTTTATTAGCGAATCCAATAGAACACAAAATAGACGTTTTTTCTACTAAGAACGATACAACGTGGGCAAGCGATGTAATTACTTTATGTGATTTTACACAAGGTTTTACATCTAAAGTAAAATACTATAAAGTAGAAGACTCTATAAGATGCTGTGATACTACTGAAAATAGTCAGTCCAAGATTAAATGGTACGGATTCATCGCCAGAACGCATTTTTCTGGGACCACTAATCAGAATATTATTCTCGGGTTTTATTCTAAAGATAATGATTTAGCGGCTCCTACAGCTGGTACTCTTGTAGATGGAGCAACTACGCCTGCAGTAATCAGTTCTTATGCTTCTGCTGGAACAGGATTTGATATAAATGTTTCTACTGATACTGCAGTCAATGGAACTATACCATCGGGTACTTATGAGTTTGCTGAAACTTTTATTTATGACGGCAATCAAGAATCATTGCCAAGGCAATACGCATCAGCTGCAAGTATTACAGTAGATGCTGCAGATGACCTTAAAGTTTTATCTGTTAATGTTGGTGCCCAAGGTGACTACGATGAAAGGATATCTGGAGGCAGGATTTATATTAGAGAAAAAAATACAAATGGTGAATGGATACTATTAATTGATATGGATTTACAGAATGGATGCAGAGTTAATTTAATAGATGAATATACTGCTTGGGACCTTCGCTCTAGCGATCAGTTTAATTGCCCCGATCAAACTGCTGGTAATAACTTTATTATTTCAGAATTAAACCTTACAACTTATGAAGTAATTAATGGTTTTCCATCTAGTGTATTTTCTATAGACATTGGAGCAAATTCAGAAAAATGGAAAGATTCTGTAGTTGCGAATAATAGAGCTTTTGTTTGTGGTGTAAATATAGCAGATAAAAACAAGGGATTAAATAAAAGCAACTCAACTCCTACTTTTTTTAGAGACAGAATAATGTATTCTATGCCTCATAGATTTGATACATTTCCTTATCATAATTATATTGAAGCTGCAAAAGGTGACGCTGATCATTATACAGCTATAGAATCTTATGCAGATCGGTTATTGGCTTTTAAAAGATTTAGCCTTGACATAATTAATATAGCTGCTGATGATCGTAATTGGTTTTTAGAAGATAGCTTAAAGTACCAAGGAGTAATGCATCCTGAAGCTGTGAAACGCACACAGCATGGAGCTATTTGGGCAAACAAACAAGGGTTGTTTTTATATAACGGCACTCAAATTAAAAATTTATCTGAAAACTTAATTGCTGATCAAACGTGGGCTGGACACATTACAGACGATACTGGAATTATTTACGACGAACAAGAATCTATGGTTTTTGTAATTAAAGATATGGGAGTTTATGGCGACGCTTATATGTGCGATCTAAAAACAAATACATTTACATTCCTTAAAGATTTTATTCCAGACACAAATGATGGCATAACTAACTCTGTAGATACGGAAGCCAACAATACTCTTATAGCACATGACGAAGGCGATACTATAGATTTTTATCAATTTTATAGAAGTCAGGCTACTATACCACAAATTGAATTTAAAACCAAATATTATGATTTTGGGAATCCCGATGTTATGAAGAGAATTTATGCTGTATATATAACATACAGGTGTACAGATCATGCCCTTACAAATCAGTTTACATTAGCACAACCAGACGGAACATCAACAGCATTGGCTGGAACTATGGCTACTGCTACTAATTTTACAACTGTAAAAATTGCTCCATCTTCTCCCATAAGTTGCGGCAGAGTATCTTTGGTTCTTGATACTAGCACATCAGACCCAACTTTAGCAATAAGCGATGTTGGTTTTGAATATAGGATAATTAAGAAAAAAGTATCTTAATGGATAGAATAGAAAGAAACATTAACAACAAAAAACAAGGCAAGATTAGTCTTGTAAATTCTCAACCGTCCCTCAGGGCAATGCGTGATGGTGAAGAATCTTTGTATCTTGGTAGAGATGGAATCCTTACGAGATACCGCAGAGAAAAGGGTATTTTATGGAAATCCCAAATGACTAAAGATGGTAATCAAATTGTAGAAAAAGATTTAAAAGTTAATGGAAATATAAATTTATCAAATAAGTTAGTTATAAAAAATTATCCAGCATTTAGGGTGACTGCAACTACAAATCAAGCCTTGGCTAATGGAGCTTATACGACTATTACTTTTGCTTCGTCACAATATGATAATGGTTCAAACTTTGATTTATCTAATGAATATTTCGTAGCTCCTATTAATGGTATATATTCTTTAACTGCTCATATTTTATATGAAGATTCTTTTAGCGAGCATATGGATGATAATGAAAGGCTAGATATAAGAATATATAATATTACTGATAGTTCATCAGTAGCTATAAGTTTACATCACTTCAAGTTTGATTTTCCAGATAACAGATATTTTGCTAATACCTGCAATGTTGAAACTCAACTTAATGCGGGAGATCAAATTAGGGTTGACTCTAATAATACTACTGGTAATACAATAAATACATACAATGGAACTCAAAGACTTTATTCATATTTTACAGGGCATTTAATATGTGCACTTTAATGTGTAATGACAATTCTAAAAACAATAATTTATTATTAGATTAAGGACAGTATTATGGCTACATACGCACAAATGGCAATGGCAGGTCAGGAAGCACAAGATAGAGCTGCTTTTGAAGCCGCACACAATAAAGAACAAGCAAGACGCACTAAAGCTGCAAAATGGGGAGGCTGGGGAAGAACACTTGGTCTTCTTGGTGCTGGTGTAGCAACTGCCGCAACAGGTGGACTAGCTGCTCCAGTAGCTGCAGGATTAGTAGGCTTAGGTGGACTTGCAGGTAGATCAGCTGGCAGAGCTATGGCTGGCGGTAGAGAACGTGATGCAGATAAAAATGTAGATGCTCTATTTTATCAAGGAGAGCAAAGAAAATTTGGTAAAGAAATAGGTGACTATCAAGCTGGTATGCGTGAGCGTATGATGGCAGATACTGGAAAAGATGCTTTAAGTGCCTTTATGATGGCAAAATATTTTAAACCGGGAATGGATAAAATGAAAGGTAAGTTCCTTGGAAGGTTTGGTAGCCCCGATCAAAAACTAGGATTAATGACTGGTGATCCAAACGCAAGACAAATGATCGATGCGGCTAAAGCACAATCTCAAGCTATTACCAATCTTGATCGTATGCCGGGAGAGGCGATGTTTGATAAAGCCGACCCAAGTACATGGGGAAGAACTCCTCCTCCCGGAGCATCTACGCTAGGTCCAACACCAAGCCCAGCGGGAATTACTAATCCCGTAGGTCCTTATGGTGTAAATCCAGTTCAACAATTTGGTACCGATCCGTTAGGTGCAACTAATATATCCGATCCTTTGTCTGGTCTTCCGTCTCCCTATAGTCCAACTGCTCCAGTATCAAATACTTATGGAGCCGCAGTAGATAGAGGCAGAGCTATGAGTGGTCAAGGAATGTTAAATGATACAATACGTCAATCTTTAGGATTACCAACATCCGTCCCAGATCAAATGGGTGGTATGAATTATCAACAATGGATGGGACAATCTGATAATGCTTTTGAGTCATTTATGAATCAAGGTCAGGGTCAAGAAGGAAGTCTTTTTGATATGATAAGCCCTCATATGCAACAACCTCGAAGAATGGTATACTAATGGCTAACGGTGCAAATCCTTGGTTGTCTTCAGCCTTTCAGAATACTTCTAATCCTAATCAGGACTATCAAAGTTATTTAGAAGGTTTAGGAATGGATATTGACCCATCTAAGGTGGGGAAATTCTTTGGTGGGATAGCAGAAGATTATCAGCAAGATGTTGGTATGGCTAGAGCTGGTTTTGCTCAAGGCATGTCTGGATTACGTACACAGGGTCAAGGTCAGGTAATGCAATTAGGCGGTGGACAGGGCTTGTCTTCTGCTTATAATTCTGGATTTGGAAGAGCTAAGTATGGTATACAACAAGGTCTACAAGGAATAGGACAACAATATGGTCAAGGTCTTCAATCTGGTCTACTTGGATATACTGGTGATTTACAGAGTGCTCAAAGAGGTATGGAGTCTTCATTTAGAGATGTTGCTACAGGATTATTAGGCAGAGATGCTGCAGGTATTAGTTGGGAGGGTGACTCTGGAAACAACCAAGAAGGTATGTATGGACCTCCTTTTTCTCCCGGTTTTGCTGGAACTGAAGAAGGACAAGTGTCGTATAGTAGAGGTAATAACTGGATATGGCAAAATGGTACATGGGTAATGCAAACTGGTGGTAGTGGTGGTTGTTTTATAGCTGGTACTGGAATTGATACTCCAGACGGTATTGTTCCAATAGAGATATTAGAGATTGGCGATATGGTCAAGACATATGATTTAAAAAATAGCAAACAGAAAAAATCTAAAGTAACCGAAACATACAAACATAATGTTGATGGTTATTTAATAATAAATGATATTATTAAAACAACTATATATCATCCATTCTATTCAGATGGCGAATGGATAAAGGCTGGCGATCTATCTATTGGAGATAAGATACTTCATGTAGATGGAGCAGAACATAAAGTTTCAAGTATTGAAATACTCGATGATAATGTAGACGTATATAACATTGAAGTTGATGGCACTCATAATTACTTTGCTGAGGGTTATCTTGTACACAACAAATAGGTTTAATTATGGCATATGAATCAGGACAATATATAAACGAGTTTCTCAATGAGATGCCTACACTTCTTCTTACTATGCGTAAGATGGATGTAGATCAGATGCTTGCAACCAGGAAACTAGATCAGCAAGACAGAGTTATTAA